AGCTGTGTAGAAAAGATCCATATTCAGCCCACGGGGTTTCAATTTTGTCGATAGTTTTTGTAAAGTGCATGTCGGTTTCCAATGCACTGAGAAAGTGTAGATAGGTCATTAATTCTTTTAAAAAAAAATAAGCTAGGTTGGGGCGTTCATCAACTGCCAAGCAGCATGTTGAGGGACACCTAAAAGTGCGCCAAATTCAAAGTCGTCTCCAACTCCGCGGTAGACCTGCACTGTGCACGTTGGAAACGCATCACAGAACACAGTCACCTGGGGAACAGGATAAACAATTGAGCGCATGGTTAAAGGGTTATTTAAACCATAATTAGTAGGAACGGAATGTCCACTATTGTAGAAGGGGACCTCAAACTCCACGATGCCATCTTTGTTGTAAATGATTGGCAGTTCAGTCTCAACAAATCCAACTTGGTAGGTTGTGCTACCAGCTGTTGTTGCTGCGACGTCATAAACGGGTTGAATGGGGCCAGATCCTAAATTAGTGAAGGTTCCGTTAGAGTTAGCGGGGGTTGCGGTTTGCATAGCAGGAGTGTAAGCACCAGAAGAATCTTGTGTCCAGGTATTCATTAAAACTTTGATAGGTAATTCAGAATCGAAGGTAGTAGATTTCTTAGTAACGACAATCTTATAGCGAATCGAACCTCTCAGAAAAGCGTAATTACAGTATAAATTGGAATACATATCAGGAATTTCGGTTATTACAGTTGTTCCATAAGTATAAACGTTAGCGTAAGAAGGTTTCTGGTTATTAACAGTAGTCGCGGTGATCGAGCCTAACTGCGGAATGACGGGAGCCCACGGGTAAAGCGTAAAAGCCTTGCCCGATTGTCCTGGCACTGACGCAGTAGCAGCTTGAGCATTCAAGGCCACTGTTGCTAAAGGATAGAATTGCTTGAGTAAATGCCGCAAAGAAAGCGCAGCCTCACCCACACACATACCATGTTCAGTCAACACAATCGCACTAGGAGTTATTTCACTTGCATTCTTTCCTTTAACTACGCGCGGAGCCGAGCCTACTTGAGCAACGTTTGGAATTCCAAACGGCAAGTGGCGCGGTTTGACTGGCGACACAAACGTAGCATTCTCCATATGAACCTCAACCAACACTTCCACAGTACTTGAAACAGTTCCTGCAGCAATTAAAGGGTTCATTACAGAAATGGTCATGGTACCCGAGGCGCTATTTCTAGCATCCGAGGATGCAATGGCATTGTCCATATCGTAATTAGTGAATAAAAATGGGCGGGTAGCTACATAGGGGACCCTAAAAGTAAAATCTGTACCTAAGGATAAGTCTAATTCAGTAAAGTAGTTGTAAGCTGGCATTAATTGTGTACGTGCAGTGTCTGTGTAATTATAGGGGCGGAAAGAAGCTATCAATCTGCCGGAATGAAATTGCGTTTTAACAACACGAAAAGTATAAACCAAATCACCTCTCCACATAGAATATAAAGAAGCAACCTTAGCACAGAGTGGCATAGAGACATTTCTAACCCAGGCATTAGCAAGTTTTGTAGATAATACCTGAGTGTAAAGCGGGCCAGTAGGAATAGAGAAAATTTGAGTGTCCGAGGTGTCGCTAGTAGTCCAATTAAACGCTCTAGTAAAGCAAGGCCTCCCTGCAACGTAATCCAACCTCATCTCATCAATATCGGAACCAGCCCAACCAGGAATGCACGTTAATGCATTGGTTGCGCTGATAGCAAGTTTATGAGAAGTGTCAGCTCCATCACCATTCAAAAAAAAACGAGTAGGGGCAATTTTCATTAATGTGTTAGGGGATTCTACAGTGGGTTTGGAGAAACCTAGAGCTTTGAGAACGAACTCAGCACCATCCGCAAGCATGCTCACGGGGTTACTTAGCCATCCTAATCCAACCACCGGGAGAATTTTCGCGATTCCTCTTCCAATTTGTCCAGTCGCACTAGATATTACTCCAGTACGCTCCATTTTCTTCATCTCCGAACCAACTTGAGCAAAATTAGTAGTTAAAGTCGCGCTAGTAGGGAAACGAATATCTACATCTTCAAACCAAGCCAGGATAGTAAAGCTACAGGAAGAAGTTGATTGTGAAGCTAAAGGTGAATAAACAGAAAGAACAATATTACCAAAAGATCCTTGTCCAGTGACTAAGTTAAAAGAAGCATAAGGTCCACTCAAAGGCACTCTTATCTCCATGGCGGTTTCATTAGCTAAATTCATTTGTACTCGTCGGCACCCAGATGCTGCAACTATATCAGTTACACCACCTGCAGAATACCATTGGGTGTGTGAATTCATGTACTCAGAGTAGGGAATGTAATGAGCCATTAGTGCACCAGCTTGCGTTGGTACACTATTGACTTGCACTCTATACACTACTGTGGCACTAAGTGAAACAAAACCGTCAAGTTTATAAGTGTTGTTAGTATAAGAACCAAGAAGGTCCTTCGGAAAAACGTTAGTATTAAGAACAGTTCCTCTAGTTGCGGTGCTAGACCAATTTCCCTGAGAAATAGGTATTGGTCTTGAAAGAAAAGATTGTATCGCGTGTTGATCCTTGTCATTTACACATCGATCAAGGTACTCTTTAGGAAGTATTACATTCAAATTGGCATCCACATCTTTGCTGATCGATCCTTGTTCCATTATCGTTGCAGTGTCGTATTGTTCGTTATTGGTCGTCGTCATGATATCGGGGTTTGTGTTAAATTGAAATTCAGTAAGTCGGATATTTAATCAGCGTGATGACTCAATCAGCGTTGACGACCGAATTTCCCTTGGATTTTGAGGGGCTGCCTCAGGCGATCCTAGGGTATAAGTGTTAATACACACGCCTCTTCCGCTAGCAGCAGTACAGTTCTCCTTGTTGAATTCGGTTTTTTGCCGGAGAATTGTAAGATCACACTTGCGGGGTACAAACTGTCCACCAGAGCAAAAAGGTTCGAGATACCGTGAATAAGGCAACAACCGAAAGTTGTTGATGCCTATTTCATAGCATTTCTTACTAATCTCCCCAGTCCACTTCTCGAATACATCTTGTGGATGCATTGCGAGCTCTTTAAACACATCGGTAACCGTATCGGATTGCTCCAACAGGTTGTCGACATGTTTGTCACTCGTCCAATTAAGCATGTCCAACCTTGTTTCCAAGGGTGCTGGGCACACATAACGCGGTAGTGTTTGTCCGTTGATCTTGACCAAAGCAAACGATCGTTTAAGAAAACTCACGTCCTTAATGGTCTTTCGTTTGTCGTAATCAGTTCCCTTGTCAGCAGTGGTGTATATCATTCCAAAACTATCAAAAGCTTCAACTAGATTTCTCATGTTAAAAAACTCTTTCAATTTTGGATTGATAGCTAACACATTGTCATCGCCGTAAGTTATCACTCGCACATTGTCTTCAAAATGTTTGAGATCCTCCATATCCGGCTTATACTTGCGGGCAAGGTAAAGGTAAGAAGCGCGGAAGGCGCACAAACCGTAGAGTGAATTATTCTCTGCAGTCGGCACGAATCCGGCAGGTGTTCCGTTTGTCGTTTGGTAAATGGTCCCTTGATTGTAGCGAATAGCACAACATGCATATTCCCACAATCTTCTTCGTACTCTGTAATCATTGTCGGTATAGTCGGCATCGTAAACTTTATAAATTTCATTGATTAGGTTGAAGTTAACCCAAGTCAAATCGTCCATAAGTCTATCGCTAAAATCAGTCATGTCACCATCGATCATTTCATCTGAGGCCCCTCGTAGGTAAGTCGCTAAACTATGCCATTCGGGTCCCCAAACGTTAATGCCAACAGCAATTCCATTAGTAACGCGGTGATGTCGTAGGTGTGCTAGTGCGGCCATATAATACTTTCGAAACAATACATTGTAGTGCATTGGTCCGTTAGATATCATTCTGGTTTTACCAGCATCCACTTTGGAATGTGATCGTCGTTCATCTTTTAGAGTGTCCACCCAAATTATTTCATGTGGGCGGTCCTCTAAAAGATCACTCTCTAAGTTCTCAACGTCTCGTTTGAGCTCCAATGCAGCAGGACTTGTGAAGTCCCACTCATTCGAACCCATCCAAAACGTTTTACCTTTCTTTCCTCTCTTCCGGGGGTCAAGAATGTATGGGAAACCTGGTGAGGTCAATCGGTTGATGGGCTGGAACAGCGCATCTCCCTCAATTCCTCGCACAGATTCCTCATATGTAAGTAATCGTATTTGTGGGGCTGATTCGGTTCGGGGTAGGATTAAACTTCTCATACTCAATTCGATCTCATCGATAACTCGTTGTGTTAAATAACCACACTGGCGTCCTTGCTTTGCAGCACCTTCGCGCAATGGGTTCCTCAACACAACTGCTCCATCGATCTCTTGTTTCCAGGGTCGTAATTTGGCCGGGCGTGTTAATACCGGACCAAAAGTTCCGTACAGGGCTGATTTCACGATACTCGATTTGCTAACTTGTGGTATAACAAAATCGGCTTGTCCTTTCGATATTAAAGCTGTTTCAAAGGGGTCGGTTGCTGGTTGAAGGTCTCGTAATCCGCAGTCAATTTGAGCGTAATTTGGTAAACATCCTAGGCCACTCTCAATCGTCTCTCTCGAAACGACTTGACAGTAGTTACTGGATGGTACTATTGAACCACTGATGTGCATACCAATGATTCTTCCTGCAATTTTGTCGCTGTTAACGGTAAGTAACTTTCCACAGTCACCCACCTTTGTCGGTATGTTATGTTTGACCACATGTGATGCGTCAAATGCTTCAAATCCATTCGGCATATTGATGACAATTTTAATGTCTTCAATCTGACACTTTCCTCCCATGCTAGTAGATACTGGCATGTCGTTCTCCATGTCTACTCCAGACAGTGTAGCGTCAAACTTTGCACCACTCAGCTTCTCCAAGTCATCGTTAGAAGCAAAATGGTGCAAAATTGACTTTCCTCGGGGCATCTTAGACAGCGTAAACATACACAAGTCCATTGGTTCGTCATCATCGGTTGCTTTCTCCGGCGTAAAAAGAACTACAGAGTCCTTCTCAAACCATCCATCGAAACTCTTCACAATTCTCAATTTGGTGTTGTCGTTCGGCACCATTATGACTTCCTTTGGATTGCGTTCCTTAAGAAATACATAAAAATGTGCGGGCATCATGAAAACTTGTCCTTTAATGTTAGTTATTGTTCCTAATGATATACATTTGTCGTCCTCTGTGACCATGGATAGGTTCCATTGGTTTGTCCTCACTCTCGCAATCACATCTAGTTGTCCCATCGATTGTCCCATCTCCACTACTATTCTCGCACGCGAGGCATTAGCCTTCCGCGCACGCTGTCGCACTCGTGGTTGCATGTTTCGGGTATCACTCTCAGGAAAGGTATTTGGGGTTTCAGGCTCCACATCCAAGGGTGATTCTTTTGACATTCTTTTAAAAAACATGGACGCTCCAAAGCATCCTAACAATGAAAACAATGGTTTATCTTTGAAAAATTGCTTAATTCCATCTACAAGGTTACAAGTTGTCTTAGTAATAAAATCTAAAAAATTTCTAGCATATTCAGGTAATGATGATACAAATTTATCTCGAGCATTCATAACTATATCTAAGTATTTATTTACACATGATTTTGGTTTGCATTTATGATTGTAAAAGCGTACTATTAAAATATTCCAAGTCGCATCAGGCAAAATTTCATTTACGTATGTATCAAGGTGAACTTTGTCCAATGTGTTTTTCTTACGAATCTCCTCTTTCTCCATCATCCAAGACACTTTCATTGTAGGGCCAGACATGAAACCATAAGTTTCAGTGTCTGGCAAAGACTCAACGAAAGTATCAAACTCTTCCATCGTCGTTCTCTCTCTCAGGGTTCCAGCTTGTGCACTGTGCACATCCTTCATCATCTCAACTGTGGGGTGTTCTGATCCAATTTGTGCAATGTTAACACCTTTTTCAAAGTCTTTGGAGTATTGATCCAAGAATTTATCTAAGCCATCACCATCTGTTTTCTTTCCGTTCATTGCCGCAATGATGCGCGCAATAAACACGTCCCATCCAATTGGTTGTTCAATCTGTCCTCTGTCTCGCTGTGTGTGGGGGCAAAAGCGTGTGAATTCGTAGATGTAAGGGTTCACTTCCCATGGGGTTCCGTCTGAAGATTTGGGTGCATCTGCTCTAATTTTCTTTAAATTTAACTTTGGACGGCCTATCTGTGGGGGCCGTGCAAGGAAGCCTGCATTTTCAAGAAGGAGATGCATAGGGTCTTTCTCCTTATCATCCCTCTCCTCGTACGCTGGCATAAGGTACTCTTCCTTCACACTCACTCTGTACGAAAAATCCTGAAGGCGGTTCCAGACGGCAGCTGGAAAAGTTATTGACTCGATGTTAGCATGAGCGTTGTTTGTTGACGCAATAATGACTTTTGAAGTAAAAAAAGTTGAAGCTTTGGCACTAATACTGGCCATGTGTAACGGGTAAGGAAAAGGTCCGACTCCTCGAATAAATTCGAACAGTTCTAAATTAGGGGCTCCAATTGAATCTCTCATCTGTAAAAAATCATCGTATATGGTTATCATTTGTCCATTGTAACCATCCCAGTACACATTCTCCACACATCGTTGATACATTTGTGATTTGACATCTTTAAATCCAGCCTCCAAGGCAAGTCGCATAGAAATTAAATATTGTAAGCGGGATTTTCCGATTTGCGAATCTCCAACAAGCCATAAGGCTAAGGGCACTGTTCGTACACTCTTCACCTCAGGAAATTGAGTTTCCACTTCTGTCTGTATTTTTGCAGCTTCTCTCATTCTTTGTACAATAAAAATCTTAAGTTCAGGTGTTAATGCTTTGGCATATTTCTCCATGAGGGATGCTCCTTTATCATACAAATGTGCGAGCATAAATTTTCCATCTTTAGTTTGGGCAGCTACATCAAATGCGGGTTTGTGGTTAAAAGTTTCCACATCAATCATCCAATCTTTAATTTTAGGTATACAATCTTCAAACTCTTTAGGGTCATGTCCAAAAAACTTAATCTTGACGTACTGTAAAATTTTTTTAAATACACCTTCTACCCATGTTACTACATCCATAAAGCTTGAACACGTTTTTGGAAAAAGTCCTATTCTCATCATCCATTGGGAAGGGGAGTTATTTTTATCAGGTATTTTGGTTAAACAATATGAACTAATTAAGGCTCCTAACAATCCTAAGGCTTTTGGACTCCAATCCTCTGCTGTTTTAGTAATTTCTTCAAGACCAAGCTGGGCGGTATTTGCAGTAGGTTTACGTGTCCCAGTATAAAAAGCAAAAGAGCGAAAAGAACGCAAAAGATCAGTGATACTCTCAACTCCCATAAACATCAATTCCAAAGGCATAGTTAATACTTGAATAGAAATACAACCGAGATGATACAAAATATAAAGTCCAACTAAAGTTAAAAGACATTGAAAAACTGCTTGAACACTTATTGGTAAGAAACCACATTGCCTCTCCATGATTTGTGTTACTGCTGACTTGATGGCATCTCCGACACCTTGTGGTGTAGGTAAGTTACTTAAAGCTTCATTTACATTAGTTGCGATATTATCCATGTTAGTGACTATGCTAGGGGCTCCAAACAATGATCCAAAACCAATTTGCGCCTGATTTAAAGACGCGGCACGTAGAGCAAGAATTCGTTCAATTAATCCAATTACCGAGGACGCTAGTCCCATAAGTGAAGCATAATAATCATGTTTTACAACTATTTCAGTCCTTTTTGTCATACAATCACACTTAGTTTTACCACATTTTGAACACTCTTGAGGAATATCTATTGTTACATTTTCTGATCCGAGTTGAGCCTCAAGGTATTCTTGCTGTTGGGCTCTCTTTTCCTTACGTGCATTCTGATAAGCTTTCTTAACTAAACGAATCTCTTTCCTCAATCTCTTCTTCTCTTCGCGTGATGGTTCAGGTGCGCTGTAGCGATTGTCTCGCGCATTTGAAGCATGGAAAAAAAAAGGGCCGGGGTTTGATTCAATTCCGGTTCGTAGCAGCCAAGCTGATATAAAGTCAAAGTCATCAGTAGTCTCTAAAGTTTGTTTTGCACAAGCAACTATATCAAAAAAATGGTATAAGTGGGGTTTACTAGACTGTATAATAGCATCAATGTTAATTAATAGTGTGCTCGTACAATCCCTTGGGTAAGTGCTCTCGTTCGGCCATGTTTGGAATTCAGAAAAATGATATGTGGGTATATTTAAGTGGTAGGAAAACAATTGTGTATCAATGCGGGGGCCAATATAAGAAAAGACTAAAACATCTCGACTAAACAATTCACAAATCTTGTAAATATGATTGCTTAATTTGGGCACAACATCACCATTAGTATATTTAATATTTTGAAATCTCTCACACAATTTATCAAGTATTTCTACTCCTTCAGTGAATGAAAATCCAAAGGGTGCTTCTGCATATGGTAAACCACGTCCAAAAGCAAGTTTCTCGCGTAATTCAGCGAAGAGCTTATCTCCATTATTCAATTGTTCAGCGTATCGGGGGTGGGTAATCTTAAGCTTGCAAAGGTCGTCAACTTGTTGTAGGTATTGGGTGATGGTTTCCGAAGCCATCTTGAGGGTTTTTTGTGTTGTATCCATATTTAAATTGAAAAGTAATCCCATTTTATCGTGTTGAGTTCACTATATATATTTCCAGCATATATAAGAC